TATTTCGCGTTTCCATAAATCTTTAGAGTAATATCTGCCGTTCCCGTTTTTTACTTCAGCTGTAGCTAATACACCTTCAACCACCGGATTACCTGATGGGGCTCTTATACCTTCTGTTAGTTGAACAGGAGACACGTTGAATGGAATAGTTTCTATGAGTACCTGTCTCATATTATTTTAATTCTTCTCTAATAATAGTACTGATAATAGAGCGGAGTTTATTTTCTTTTAAATTACCATACCCACTTGATTTGTATTTGCCGGTTGGTGCTTTAGGTTCTTTAGACGTTTGGTATCCTAACCCTTTAATACCAAAAGCTGCATTTTTCATGTAATAATTAATATCTTGAGCCATATTTTTAGCTACGATTTTTTTCAATTCGTTTACAGTTTTATCAGTATTTTTAGGATCTTGCATTTCTGCATAAAAGCCTTGTAAAAATGATTGGCCATAAACATTGTCTATATTTTTAGGATCGCTATTGTCAAAATTGCTTTCTAAATCTTTAGCTACATCTTTATCTATTTTTTCAAAGGCGTTTTGATCACCATATTCTTTTGTATCTTTAACACCAACAGCTTCTTTTATGTTTGTGTTAAAAATTTTAAACCAATCTGGTTTGTTTGGGTTCTGTGTTGCAATACCACCTACTGCTTCTGTTAGGATATTTTTACCCTTTAATATTTTAACAGTATCTTTAAATGTGCTATTTACAGTAATAAGTTCAGGAAACAAGTAGCGGGCTTGTTTTAGGAAATGGTCTTTATTTCCTCTGCCTTCTGTAATTTCGATATATTGGTTTTGTAATGTTTTCATGATTATAAATATTATGTGTATAAAATTACAGGTGCACTTAATGTTCCTAAACTACAAGAAGTTATAAATAAATTAAGTGTTTGACCAGCGGGAAGAGTAAACGAGGGACCAGTTCCTTCAATAACCCTCCCACTACCATTCAATCCAGCTCCATATTTAAATGCTGTAATTAAAGAACCAGTAGGAAAATTAATTGAACCGGTTCCTAAACTTTGAATACCAGCAAACGAACCAGTAGCGGATTGTCCTGCTGTTAATATTACTCCTCCAAAATTTACGGGTATATTTGCCATTTTATTGTTTCGGGTTTAAAAGTTTTTTGATATCGTTTAAGTAATCTAAAATTAAATCTGTTGGTATAACAACATCGTATGATTGTGGTTTATCATTATAATATGCTATAGTTTCTTTTTTAGCGTTGTCTAATAAAGGATACAAATTATTGAGCTTATTAGTTATTTTTGTAAAAGCATTAATACGTTCTTCTTGGAATTTTAGTCTTTTAGGGTCGGCTTCTTTTACTAGTTTATATTTATATTTTTTAGTGTACATATTGTTGGTTACTCCTTTAGAACCAGCTTTTGGGCCTCGTCCAAAAGAAGCACCAACATTTTCTCCTGTTTGACCAGAAGCAAACCCAGAATTACTAGATATAGTACTAGTTTCTTTAAGTTTATATTTGTACTTACCCATTGATAGATTTAAATTCGTTCAAAAGTTCATAATATTGAAGAATATTAATAATTTCATTGTCTCCTATTTTACTAGTTTTAGACAATGGAACTAAGAATTTAATAACTTCATTTAATTTAATTTGAATTGCCTTTTCAGTAATATTATTAGATAAAAGCATTAATTCTTTTTTAATTTCTTCAATCTTTTGATTATAAAAAGTTTTTAGTTTAGGTGTAGAATCTACAGATTCAACAAATTCTTTTAAAACTGTTTTTTGTTGAGAGCTTAAAGCGGAATATTTTTCATTAAATTTATCTAACAAAATTTTATATGTTAAAATTCTAACATCTTTATCATATGTTTGAAATTCTGTTATAACATCATCTGTTATTTTTTGTTTGTTAATATCTTTTAAAGTAATTGTTTCTAACAGATTAATTTTGTTTTCTATAATTTGGGTTGGGTTCGGATTAGGCGAGTTATATAACTCAATTAACGTATATAAACTGGCATATGATTTGTAATTAGGTAATTTGGTTTTAAAGAAATCGTCTGAATTGTAGTGTGTAAGAATTTCTTTTACTAAGTTAAATTTTTGTCTTTTTATAGTCCCTCTATTTAATCCTTTAGATAAGTCTATAATAGAATTTAGTATTAATTCTGCTTTTCCTTCGGTTAAATTTTTGTATTTAGATAAATTTTCATATAACTTATATTCTTTTCCTAATTCTGTTTTAACAAAATATTTTTTTAAAATATTAATAGCTTTTGATTCTTTACCGGATAAAGTATCAGATGTAATTTGTCTTACGAGTAACTCAAAGAGTATTCCAGTATTTTTAACTTTCGAATGTTTAAATTTCATTCTATTTTATTATATTTTATTATAAATATACAAAAATATTTATTCCGTTAAGTTTTCTTCGTCTAGGAATGAAATTTCGTTAGATGGTTTAGCTTTATTTGCTAAGCTTTCTATAAGACTTTTATTCTTTAAATATATTTGTTTTGCTTCTAAAGCCAAAGGCGAACCTCCTTTATATTGAGGGCGTATGCTATCTGATTCGTTATCGTCAAATTTAGCTCCTCTATTTCCTAACCTATCTTTTCCAAACGGGCTTTCTTGAGTATTTCTGTTTGTAGATTTTTCTTGAGGACGGCCTAAAGGTATATTTTCATCATACCCTTCAGGAACAGAATTATCTTGATATCTTCCTCTACCATATAATGAAGCTAAGTCGTGTGGTGTGCCATATGAACGACCAGTTACTATAGGATCATTTCCTTCTGCAGAAAGCTGTTGAACTCTAAATGCTCGCTTTTGGTCTTCAACAATTAAATCTCTATATTCTTCATATTGATCTTCACTTAAATGGAAAATATTATCGTAAACCCAATCACTAGGAAGTAATTTGGTTTCTAAGATTTTTTGAGCTAGGTCCACTTTTTGGGTTAACAACGCTATTTTTTCTTGATCGTAAATGATCGAGGGCGTTGTTAAGTCTAGCTCAAAATTTGTTAATTCTTCACCATTGTACCCTTGAGAATATAAATGTACTAATGCTATTTTGTATAATTCAGATAAAACAATACGCTGGATTCTATCAATTGTGCGAGCAAATCTAATATCTTCTGCGGCTAATGTTGCTTTACCTGTTAAATCTTTTTCGTATCCCATAAATGCTTTTGGCACCTTAAGGGCAGCAAATAGTTTTTCTCTTAGATATATCACGTCTGTAATTCCATCAAATTGTAATCCTTGAGAAGTATCAATTTTAGTTACAGTATCATTGCCTCTTACAGGGATGTAAAAATCCTCAAGTAAGTTTTGCATATTGTATTTTAGATTATATTGGCCTGTTTCGTGGTCAATTAATGGGGTACGTTTTAATGTTGAAATAGTTTTTTGCATAAAGTTTTCTACTTCAGCAGGAGGGATAGAGCCAACATTAATATAAAATATTCTTCTATCTGGACTACGGGCTATTCTGTTGATTAGCATCGCGTCTTCCATTAAAATATATTGTTTGAATAATCTGCGGGCTGGTTCTAAGTATGAATTATGAATAATAACACCATCACAAATAAAGTTAGAATTTTTACTTACTTGTATATCATATGTTTCTTCTGGTAAATCTTCTGTTATTGATTTAATCTTAAATAGTTCAACATTATAATTTGAATTAATTATATTATATTTTTCATATTGTTGTTTTCTTTTCCCATCTAGATAAAAAGTAAAATCATATGCCTGTTTGCAATTATATTCTTTTCCTAAAATATTACATTTCCCATTCCATTTTCTAAATCTAATATTTCCAGTTTTTATTTTAATTCTATCAAGCAAAGATTTTATATCTCTTAACAAATCTTTATTATTTAGTGTTAAATTATATGAATTACAGCCCCATTTGTCTGTGAATATATAACCATCAGCATCTATCAATCCTTTTATTAATGCTAATTGTGTTTCTTCATCACATTCATATATCCAACTAGGCAATCTTTTAGAATAACTTTTTCCAACATATCCATTTATAGACATTAAATGGTGGAATATTTTTGAATTAACAGAAACTCCACTAATTTTAATTTTGCTAGTTTTAGAATAATTTAAATTTAATTTCTCTTTATTAGAATATTTTTTTAATAAATTTTCATAATATTGATTTTTCTCTTCATTTGTTCCCCTAGCAAAACCTATAGTATAATTAGAATTATTTTCCCATCCGTCTCCTAACATAAATCCCCAAAATCTAGCGAATTCTGGGGTTATTTTGTCAGGGAATGAGTTTATAGGGTTTTGGTTGGTTTTCCAATCATATTTTCCTAGTTCAGGAAGAGTTTTATTTAAAATAGGGTTAGATAATTTAATGTTTGCTTTTTTATAGGAGCATATATAATCATCTTTTTTTAGATCTTTTACTTGTTTATATTCTGGTTTGTTTTGATTAAAATCCCAAACTAAAACCGGATGATTTTCTGTTAAATTTAACTCATTATGAGCTGTTTTAATATTATATATTGTTTTAATACCCGAGTTGATTGTATTTAATACATCCGCTATTTCATATTGGTTTTTTTCTATATTAAAGGTCCAAACTTTATCTCCTTTTACTATATCTTTTATTTCTTTTATTCCATTTTCAGTATAAATTTTTGAATCTAAACGTGCGCATCTTCCATATGGAAGATAATTAACATCTGTTAATAATCTAAAATGAGCCATTTCGTAATTATCGAAATATATAGTATTTTTATCTTTTTCAAATGTATTAGGTACACCATAATATCCTGACCCCCCTGAATAAGATCCTTCAGGAGAATATTTAAATCTTATAGCATTTGGTTTTTCTTTATCATATTGTTCTTGTCTTTCTATATGATATGCTGTATATGGGATAACATTATATACTCCAAATTTTTCAGCTATCTCAAGTTTTAAGAAAAAATCACCATATTTATTCATTTGGCGAATCCAAGACCATAAATTAAATTCGATATTTAATACATCATAAAATAAATTATATAATATTTTTTGTATGTCTTCATTTGAGCTTCTAATTTGAAGTACTTCTCCCATATCATTTTTTAAAGTACATTCATCTGATATAATATCTAAGGCAGAAGCCACAATAGCATCATAATCCATAGTGTCATAATCTGAATAGATCATGGTACGAAGATATTGATAGTTTATATTTAACTGCTGGCCAAATAATGATGTTGATGATGGGGAGTATAAACGATTATACCTATCCATTATAGAGTTTGTTGCTATATCTCCAGATGTTTGGATAGAGTCAACATCTATTACTTTTAATTGATTCCCCCCTTGATTACGAATGATAATGTCTGTTGAAAACAGGCGCTGTAATCGGGTAAATAAGCTTTTATCTGCCATTGTTTTTTGTTATAAATATTATAGAAGCCAATTAATGTTTTCTTGTCCATATTTTGTTTCTAAAATATATGGGTTTTGGATATTATTTAGATTATATGCTCCTACTGCTGTATTTTTTTTAATACCACTAAGTGCTGCTCTAGTCATATCTAGACTTTGTTGTTGGAATTTTAATGAAGTATCTCTTAAAAACATTCCTATAGCAAAAGACATAATCAAATCATCATTATAACCGGATTGTGCTTCGGGTCGGCCATTTTTCCAAACAAATACTTTCATTTCTTCTAGCAAGCGTTTAGATTGTATTGTAACACTTCTATCTCCAATATATTCTCTCATTTTATTCACTACAAGAGGACGAGTTCTTAAAGACATTGTAAAACCGGGAGTCATATTTGAATCTCCTTCATATATTTTTAGGTATGATTCTGAAGTAAGTTGATCAGATTTAGGTGAATGATATAGGTTTCTGTATCCTCTTTCAATAATAGAATCTAAAGTAGCCCATCCAATTGAAGCGTTCTCTACAACAAGTAAAGCATTATTATACTCCGTAGCAATAGCAACTAACATATAACCAAATTCTTTTGGACTCATTTGTCCCCTATATTCTGCTATTTGAGAATTTGTTGCTATATCAATCACATGAAATGCAGAAAAATCTTTACCATCTCCTCTAGCAACGTCTGCTATTACCATATATTCTCTAGTATAATCTGCTGATTCCCATATCCACAAATTTTGGTCTGCGCCTCTGCGTTCCATTGGATCTTTAATGGTAGTAGATTTAATAAAATCTATCCATTCATTATAGAATACTATATCTCCGGATGTGTTAAAATCACAATCACAATTATGTACTATCCCATATTCAGTTACATAAGTATGAGTATTTTCTACTTCTATATTAAATACTTCAATAGGAGTATCATCTATTTCTAGTTTTAAGCTTACATAAGGTTCATTGATATATTCAAAATTACAATTAGAATCAGATTTTCCAACAGTATTTAAACGTTTCCAATTTTCAATTCTTTTACTAAATACTTTTTCATTTGAAGAAATTAGAGAATTAGTCCAAGTTAATGTATAATTAGGTTTCCAACTGCTATTTTTAGGATTTTGTGATTTTCCCTGCTTTATACTAACATTATGTATTCCTAATATATTAGTAATGTATAAAATATCATATATAAGCTTTTCAGAGGTTAGCAAAAGTTGAATGTTATATTCTGGTTTAAGTAGTCCATCTCCTATTAATATTCCATCTAAAATCCCTTTTAGTACTTCATTATTTGATAAAGAATATATAAAAGAGCTAATGTGTTTGTTGTGGCATTTTTCTCCTCCTTGAATGCATAATTTTATAAAATTATTAAATATTTGATCTTTAATATAAAGTTTACTACTTCCCTCCCACATTTTAGAAGTATAATAAGAAAAACGATTAATGTTAAATTTTTCAAATAAGATTCTTTCAATTTCAAGAGGAAAACTATTTCTTTCGGTTTTTCCATTGAATGAAAATTCAACTTTATTTTTAGCTAATGACCCTTCTGAAAGAAAGCATCCTAAAATGAATCCTAAATCATAATCTATGTCAATGTATCTATTTATTTTACTAGTTTTAGTTAACCATATATATTTTTCATCTATTTTTAAAGGAAAAGATGTAGGAGAATTTGAAGTAATATATTTAGATAAATCTATATTTTGAGTAGGAATTTTATACTCATCTATTTTAGGAAAATATTTAACTTTATTTTGAGTAGTTATTAATGAATTAATTTCTTCCCATTCATTATTTTTATTTAAAAATGGATGATTTAAAGTAGTAAATTTTTGTATATTATTTAACCCTCCTTTTATTTTTACAGGATTATTTTCTATATGATTAAAAATTCTTACTACTTTATTATAGGTACCATCATGACTTAAAACTAAATCTTCTATTTTTATATCTTTAATATATTTTGGGCCATGTTTAGTATAAATTATTGTATTTTCACTAAAACATTCTTGTGCTGCTAGCCTAGGATCACCTAATAAATCATCTTGTCGTTTTCTCCATGTCTCATCTCGTTCAGGATGAACATACCAAGGTAATTTAATAGGTAAAAAATCATTATCTGCTTGTTCTGCTCTAACCCATGTTTGATGAAACCAATTGCCAGTTCCGTATGGCGTAGATAACACAATTGCTCCTCCTCCTGTTGCTAAAGTTTGTTGTGCTGAGGCCCATATTTCTCCAATATTTTCAATAAATGCGGCTTCATCTACTAGTAATAATGATACTGCTTCTGATCTACCGGCGTCACTAGCGGCAGATGTTGCTTTAATTATTGATCCATTAGATAATCTTAATGATAGTCTATTGTTTTCTGCGGCTTCTATTTTTAACCATGATGGTAAGTTATCATACATAAACTTAACCTTAGTTACCATATTACGTGCAGTTTCTTGTTTTGTAGCTATACAAAGTACATTTTTATCTTTATGAAAAGTCATTAACCATAAAGAATACCCAGCCGCTAATGTTGATATGCCTAGTTGTCTTGATTTAAGTACTATAGAGTATGGATTTTCTTTCCATAATTTTAATACTTTATCTTGAAAAGGGTATAAATTAAATAATACTCTACCTCTTTGCGGGTGTTGAATATTACAGTATTTACGCATAAAATGGCTAGGATCAGTAGCACATTTTATATACTCTTGTTTGAGTATTTCTTTTATATTTTGTTGTTCACTCATTTACCTATTTTCCAAAACAATTTAAACGAGGCTTGTGGGAATAAATCTTGATTTACTCCTAATCCTATCCCAATTGCTTTGCGTTTTTTGGTCCTGTATAGCATTTCAGCACCAATATAACTAATTTGATTAGTACCTCCAACTAATCCTATACCAGCATACCATTCTCTGTTATTTATATAAACAGTATTTTCAATTGTAATTTTTGGTATTTCTAAATTTGATTGAACTTTACGAGCTAAAATATAATTTTTTGTTATAGTGTCTTTTACTATTATATTACCAAAGGTATCAATTTGGATAGTATCTTGATAAGCATATGTTGAATAATAGTCTTTTAATATTTCATTAGTATCAATAGGACCTTGAGATGCAATAAATGTATCTATATCTGTTATAGTATCAACACGAGTCCTATATTTTGGGACATATACCGGTGTTTCAATTGTAACAGGTACTATTTCAATAGTTTTCTTTGTAATTACAGTGCCCTCTTTAATATCAGGAGGTAAAGTAAGCAAATAAATAATAACTCCTATAAGAGATATTATTATAATAGGTTGAATTATTTTAGATAATACACTCATTTTATAACATCACTTACCAAAGCCATTAAATCTGTACCTTTAATTTTAAATAAATCTTTTACCTCTTTTCTATTAATTATTTGTTTTAATATATCTAAATCACTTGATTTTTTACGTTCAGATGGAGTCATTTTAGAAAGCTTATCAACTTTTTTTGTAATTCCGGTTTTAAGTGTTTTATATTTTTCTTCTTGTGCCGCAGTAAGTTTACCGGCATGAGTAGCACTACCTTTAACAGTTTTTTCTCCCTTTTTTAAATCAGCTTGTGATGGCTCTTTATCATCATCTGATGTGTCTTCGGGGTCTGGTCTGCCATATGTATCTTCTATTTCTATATCTTCGTCTTCTGGTTTTGTTTTTCTACCAAGTCTTTCACCTTTTTTATCCTCTTCTGATTTTTTAGTTGCTATATTTAGATTTGGTTTTCTACCACGTTGACTTAATTCTCTTTCACCTTTAACTAAATCTATAAATTGATTTAATTGATTATCAAAAAGTGATTCTCCACCTAATGCTGTTTTTACATCTGAGTCTGATTTAATTGCTTGCCTCAAATCTGATTTAGCTAATTTAGATTTATTTTTTATAACTGCTTCAATAGCAGTTTTTAAATCACCAGTAATTTTAGCCATTTCAGTTAAATTACCTTTATCTTCTTGTGTAATTTTAGGAGCGTTAGGATCAAACTGATAACCTATTTTTTTACCAGTAAGCTCTCTTGCTACATTAGGGTCACTAGTAACAGTTAATTCAGCTAAAATGATTTCTTTAATATATTGTTTTAATTCCGATATTTTCATATTTATGTTTTTATTATAAATATGCATTTTTTAGGAAAGAACATGTTTTACAACTTGCTTAATACGTTCTTCAGTTGAGCCTGATATTTCTATAATATTTTTAGCACGATGTCCATGTAATCTTAACATATATGAAATAGTATTATCTATTTGTTCTCTATATTGCTCATTAGTTTCCCTAATACCATTATCTTCTATTTCTACTCCTTGAGGAGAAACATAAAATATGTAATCATATTCTTCTATTAAGAATTTAGCTACATTTTCAAATGTTTCTTTTTCATAAGGAGTCATAGAATTAGAACAATGACTAAAGGCCATTACATCAATAACTGTTCTGTCTGTTATAATGTAATCATTCATTAATTCAGCAGAACGCTCAGCTAAAAATATTAACTGCCCTTTAAGTGTTGAATCTGTGTTCAATGGAATACCTAAACTATTTAAATATTTTGAACGTTCAGTAGCGAAATTGTAATGTTGAAATGATGGATGCTCTTTCAAAGTATTAACTAACGTGGTCTTCCCACATGACATAGTTCCACAAAAACCTATTTTCATATTATAATATTTTTGGGTATAAATATAAAAAAGAAAGCTTGGTTTTCCAAGCTTTACTTTAAGTGATTTTTATATATAGTTTAAATTTTTAAATATCATATCCTCCTCTTATAGAAACAGAAAATATATGTTTTTTATTTTCTTTTCCTTTATATGTTACTGTTGTTTCTCTAAAAGATTGTCCTGGTCCTCCGTAAGTGTACCCCCCAATATTAGATTGAAGATTTTCTTTAAATTCTTCTACTGCATTCTTACCTGTGTATCCGCCAAGATCATTAAGACCAAATTCTAATTCGAATTCTAAATAATATGTTCCTTCTTCATCAGGGCCATGTGTAAATTTTATAGAATCTTTGTTAATAGATTTATATAAATCTGATTCTTCTGATACGGTATCTTTGACAATTTGGGTTGCTAATTCTTGATTAGCATTGTTTTTTGGTTCAAAATTAGATAATCTTTTTTCAGCATCAGTATTTTTATCTTCATTAATAATGCCAGCAAGCTTTTGCATTCTTCTAAATTCCTCAGATAATATTTGTTTCATAATTTAAATATTTGTTTGATTATACATATTAAAAAAAAAATAAAAAACGATATTTTTAATATCTACTTGTTCCTGTAACGCTAGGTTTTTTGTACCACGGAAGACCTTCTCTATCTTTTAATGCAGCATTCCATTCTTTTTCTGTTTTCTTAAAACCATAAATATAATATTCACGTTTGCGCATATTGCCTTCGGGTATTAAAGCCGGGCCGTCCCAATTGTGAAGCTTGCCATCCCATATGTATGCTATTGTGCCATCAGCTTTAGTGAGTTTTTTGGTAGGTTCCCATTTTTCCATAGTGTTTTTGGGCATAAATATAAAAAAGAAAGCTAAATATTTAAGAATTTTGAAGAATCGAAGAAGCCACATAAATACCATGAGCACCTGAAACTGTTATACCACGAGCTGATAAAGCATCACCTACAAAGTGCACATTTGGGTATTTAGTTAATGACAAATCGTTGTAATTTACAAGAGGCTCTGGACTTAGATATTTTACCTCAGGGATATATATCCCCCAATCATCTTTTAGTGTTGGGAATACTTTTTTCATATCGTAAATAAAATCTGTAATATAATCAAAATATCCCTTAAAGGCTTCAATTACTTTGCTTAACTCTGTTAATCTTATAACGCGAACAGGATTATTTTCAGAAGTAAACGATGGTTGTCTAAAACCAGGACTATAATATAGACCGGCTTTGTATAAAAAGCCTTCTCCAGTAGGAGAATGTGAAGGCGGGATATTTACAGAAACATTACATTGGTTAACAACGTTGCGTGACCATTCAAATGGATCTTCAATACCATTAATTTCCATCAAAATACCAAAATTGGTCATATCGTTTTTGTATTTTGGGTCTTTTTTAGCATGCCCGTTGTAACTATAGTCGCCGTATGTTTCTTCTACGGCAACATAAGCTGCATTATTGTTTGTACAAAAAGAGCGAAGTGAAACGCCTTTATCTTCAAATTTTCTATAAAGTTTGAAATCATATGATATATCGATTAGTTTTTGGAAATGGTGTTGGGGTGCTTCAAAACGGACTCCCAACTGGACACTCTTTGGCTCAGTAGGTAAATCATATTTTTTAGCTAATTTAGCTGAAAAATTAATTCCAGTTTTTCCTGTTCCTACAATACACGTGTCAAATTTTATTTTTCTCATATTAATTGTTTTTATATTTCCATATATTAATAAAACTCATTTTGTATCATAACTTTTATTTTAAATGTCTAACATTTTTAATTCTCCTTTTGAATTATAACCAAAATTTTCATCATTTATATCTTTTTCTATTTTTGAACCCCATGAAATATTCTTTACATTTTGAAGTAAGGGATACCAATTTTTTATTAAAGAATTATATAAATTACTTGGTAGTTCTTTTTGTAATTGAGATTTTAATTCATTATCATCTAAATTATTATATATCAATTGACTCATCTTAGAATTATACCAATTAGGTCCTTTAATTCGAGGTCTTTGAACTAATTTAGCAATATATTGGTTTTTAGGTGGAATTTCTGATGATTGGGAGAATAAATATTCTTTACATTCCCACATTTCTGAGGATGCTTTTCTATCGTCTAATTTTTCTAAAATAGCGTAATTATATCCCATATAATAAACTTTTGGAAAAACATCAGGATATTCAGTAAATATTTTTAAATTATCTCCTATCTCTCCTTCCCCACTATAATTAAATTTAATTACTTTATCTTTATCATAATCATAAACTTTATGTTGTCCTCCTTTACCATATTCAGATCCTATTAAATCTTTATCATATATTTCATTTAATACCTTACTAATTTCTTCTTTAATTAGTTGTATTAATTTAGATTTTTTCATAATTGTGTTTTAATATAAATATTAATCTTCTAATATTACCTCTCCAGTTTCAAAATCAATATTATCCACTTTAGTTTCCCAAATAAATTGTACACCTTTAGATACTAAATAATCATACCATCTTTTTCCTATTTCGTGAAGATAATCTGTGCCAATATGATATACTCCAAATAAACGTAAACCAAAATAGGGCTTAATAAAATCTGGTTCTTCGGTAGGGTTGGAGTACATAATTTTAGATGGATCAGGATGAAATCGTTTCCATGTTTCTATAACTTCATCCATCAATTGGTATGCTTTTTCTTCACCACAATATTTTGATAATTGACCACCAATCATATGATGATAGGTTAATTTACCATCAGAGAACCCTCCACTCCCTAGCCATCCTGACATTACTTCTTCCGGTTTACGTTGGTATGGGTTTTTTCCCATATCAATGATAGTAATAAGTTCTCCAGGGTAGCCATTATCTATTAATTTTGTTACAGCATGCGCTCCTGCTACTCCTCCTCCAATAATTACAATTTTTTTAGTATATTTATTCATATTATTTATATTTCCATTTATATCCAAAAGCTGTTTTTTGTCTCCCTAATATACAATCCTTTATTTGAGAAGTCACGTTACTTTTTTTATTTGTTTGTTCTTTTATCCATACAGCAGCTTGTCCTTTGCTTTCCCATTCTTTAATAATATTATTTTCTAAATCACATTGCCAAACCGGTTTAGCTTGTTTACGTTTTGCTATCCCCATTGCTATTTTATGGGATTCTGAGAATGGTTTTGGTTTTCCTTTATTGTTTTGACTAATTTTTTGCTTGATTTCATCTGTATAATATTGAGAATGATTTCTTTCTCTTAAAGTTTTACTTATTTTTTCACCCGTTCCAGGGCGTGGTCCTTTCATTTTTTGTTTTTGTTCTTCAGTATAATTTGAAGGGCCCCCCCTCCATTATTTTTATTTTCTAATTTAAATCCCCAACACCTAAATTGTTCTATCCAATAACTTTTCCAAAATTTCCAATCTTCAACTTCGTCTATGACATAAGATTGAATATCTAAACCATATGTTTTTCTATGAGAGTGTTTTCTTCGAGTTGAATCTTTTGTCTTCCCAACATAAAATGGAATCCCGTTTTTTTCTAATATATAAATTTTAATCATGTTGATTTTATTATACATATGTTGAAATTCCATCTGTCCATCCTCCGGTTAATTATTAAAGGTACATAAAAAAAGTGGCGTCTCCAAGTTTATTGGGATGACGCCACAGCTGTCAGTTTTTTTGTTAAGCGACCTGCTATGAATAGGCCTGTATTTTATATATTTTTAATTTAAGTGTTCCTGTTCCTTTTATAACACGATGATATTCGTGTTTGGGTATAAATATGTGAGAATTTAGGGAAGTCGGCAACTGGTTATCAAGTTGTAGTTGCCAATCTGTTTTACCTATGATTTCTACTATTCTTGACTCATTATCCCGATGCCAAAGTAGTTCTATAGGGTCTATATTTTCGTCAAATTCACGAATAATATAGCTGTCTGTGATTTCTATATCTTTATACGGCTTTGTCATCTGTAATAGGACCACCAACAACCCAAGCATCGCAAGTTCGAGCCGCGGCGCATTTAAATTTTAAAAACCTACAATATCCTAATTTACCCGCTTCAATTACATCGAACGGATCTTCTGTGCCTTCATCGTTGCCTATTCCTTTAGCAATACAATCTAATGTTTTGGTTGTAATATCGAATGCGGCACAATTACCACAGCGGGAAGTTTTAGCTTCTTCTATAGAATCAAGCTTCCACATATTAACTTTGGCTTGCCAAAATTTTTCGTTAGGTTGATTTGGATTTAAAGGACCATACCCATATTTGTTTATAGCTTCTTGCCTGTTTTGTAAGTTCAACTCTATGTTTTGAGTTGGGGATGGGCATTGGTTTAGCTCAGCTTCGTTTAATATGTTAAGCAGTTTTATCATTATAAATATATGCCTCCTTTTACTTTTATGTTAGAATATTCTGCTTTAAGTTGTTCTTCAGTAGTGTATTTTTTAGATAGTGGGGTATTACTTAAATGTAAACTACCTCCAACTGTAAGACCATTTGGAAGTTCTTTGATATTTGTTCCTCTTAAATCTAAATAACCTCCAACTGTAAGATTATCGGGTAATGATTGGATTGGTGTATGATTTAAATCTAAATAACCTCCAACTTTAAGATTATCGGGCAGTGATTGGATTGGTGTATGACTTAAATATAAATTACCTCCAACTTTAAGATTATCGGGAAGTGATTGGATTGGTGTATGACTTAAATCTAAATAACCTTCAACATTTAGATCTTCTTTTGTTAAAGAATCAGGATCATATACCCATTTAACTTTAAAAGGGACTTTGTATTGAGGCTTTTTATCCTCAATGAATTTAAATAGGTTATATATAGCTTTAGATTCCATTAAATGTTGAGTAGTTTTATCATTTTGTTTTACCCCATTTTTTACCTTTACCCGGATCTTTACATTTAGAGGGTGTTGGACGACATGAAGGATATTTTGAACGTACTTCTCCTTTTTGTCTCCCACATGGCTTGTATCCTGTTATTTTTCCGTCTTTGTGGATTGGTGAATTGCAATCAACCCAACCTCCTGTTTTACCCGGTGCTCCTTTACGTTTGAACCAGGTGCGGAGTGTTTCTTTTTGTTTTTCGGTTAATTGTTCTCCTTCTTTTAAATATTTTTCTGGCACATCCACATACAGTACAACAGCGTATGGTGATTTTATTGCAGATAAAGCATAGTGTCTGTGGTTACCATCTATTATTTTATTATCTCTTTTGTTAACTACAATAGGATAAAAATCTTCTTTTCTATGATCTTTAATATTTTTTTTATTATTTAATATTTTTTGAAATTCTTGTGCTTCGGATTTTGATGATTCATTTTTATAGTCTTTTTCTTCTTGTGAACGAAAAATTCGTTCCAAAGGTACTCGTTTTATTTCTATTTCTCCCTTTAAATTTTCTATAAAGTTAAAAAATTCATTTTTATCCTCTGTTTTATTCCATTTGTACTTTGATTTTATAAAGGCTTTAAAATGAGCTAAACCATACTCAATTCCTTTTTCTAATAATCCATTTATTTTTATGTATGCTAAATCTTGTATATTTAGTTGTTTTTTTCCTTCTTTAATGCCTTTCCATATTTTTCCTTTACGACATCTAACTACAGCTCCTGATTTGTAAGCTGATGGTTTATCGAATTTGCGGTCTGCAATGCGTAAGCATCTATCACGTTTTGATTCTTGAATAATTTCTTTAATAAGATTTTTTAATTTTAGGTTTTCTACTATAGTTGGTTCTGAGGAAAATTTAGCTCCTATTACATTTGGGAGTTTTTTGATGTCTGAGAGTATTTGATCGTAGGAACTTTGGTCGAATGGAGTAAAAGGAGATGGGTCAATTTTAATGCGGGTTTTGATTAGGTGTCTACCTTTTTCTGTATTTTCATCAGTATATGTAATATCAATTGTTGTTACTCCTGTTATTGCTCTAATATCTGATATTATAGAAGTTATAGAGCGTTTGCCTGCTTCAAGAGCGATAATACATTCTACTTCATATATATTAGGATTATATGATTCGTAAAATAAACTATTTGTTAACATATTTAATTCTTCTATATTAATTTGTTTGAGAATGGATATAAGTTTCATATTATGTTTATACGTATTGGGCTTTATATTGCCTTTTACATAGAGTATTTGCTTTTCCAATTAATTGGCATCTTACTGTTTCTGGGTTGATTTTTAGGAAAAGGGCTAGGTCAAAGTAACTAGGATAGGTATTAATGTATCCTCCTTGGACAGTGTATAATGCAACTGGTTTGCTTTTACCTTTATTTGGGCTTATTCTACCTTTATGAGCTTCAGATACTTTAGGTTTGGGGCCGTCTGGTTTTCCTTTTTTAGATGTAGTAGATCCTTGTTTTGCTTTGGATATTTTTTCACATATTTCTTTAGAAAATTTACGTCCTGTTAATTTTTCACTAACAGTTTTTTTAGTTTCTTCTTTATGAATATTATTTCCCCCTAGCATCATTAGTCATATTATAATATAAAGGATTATTTACTGCGTTTACTTTTTCTAAAAAATAAGTTTCTATATTACGAGCATTTCCTTTACCTTCCCATAATATATCTCTTTGAAAATTATTTTTTCCATACTTTTTTAAAGCATCTTTTATTACTTTCCCACTACCATAATAGTTATAATCTATTTGAGATTTTTTAGAAGAACCAATATATTTTCTTCCATTTATTTTGTTAATTATAAGATAAACATAAGCCATATTCCATTATAAATATTGGAGAGGCCATTTCCCTACCAAAAACCGCTAAAATTATTTCCTAGTCCTAACTGTTTAGCATAACGACCAACTCTACATGACCAATATCTCGCACTTGTTCTTGGCTCCCCAGTACCACATTTATGTCTAGCGGCAAAAGCTTTTCTTCTTTTAGGATTTTTAAATCCTACACTCATACCAGGAGCGCCAAAACTAACTTTTTTAACACGTTTAGTTTTAGGGTCTCTTACATAAACATAGAATTTTTTAGATCCACCACGTTTTGGTTTACCAATTGGTGGAGTTTTCTTTTTTTTATCTGCTTCTTCTAGTTCAACTTCTTCCATTATAAAATCTAATGGAACCTTTTTACCTTCATACATCCCAAATTCACCCAATTGTGTTTCAGTTAATATTTCAAGATCGTCTTGGTTTTTAATATCTATAATATCGCGAGAATATAATGCTCTTGCCTCAGACCATAAATCAAAATATTTTTGTGAACCCGCACGATATACGTGTTCAGTAAGCGGTTTGTTATTGTCTATATGGTATTTAAGCCCCTCAGACAATATTTCGCGTGGTGCGATTGATTCATTAAGTATAGGCGCTATCATGCGTTTATCTTCACAAGTGTTACAACCACAAGAACATGATTTTTTCTTTAAGTTATGTATTTGGATAGATTCTTTGATAAGTTTGCGAAGTGTGTTCATAATTATAGATATTATTTAAATAATTTATTAAAATTCATTTGTATTTCTGATGATTTTACTGTTATTCCATTATTTAATATATTTTCATTAGGAATATTGTCAATTATATCTTTAGTAATTTGAATATATTCTCCTTTTCCCCCAGCATTAACATTTAATATATATCCTACTTCTTGGTTTCTATTAGGTTTTTTAGCTAGTTTAGTCCATAAAAGTTTACGCAATAAAGTTACAGTAGCTTGTTCTGGTGATACGTTTGATTCTAATTCTAGAATATTGTATAGTTTTTCTATTTTATCAAAAAATGGTTTAGTTATAGGTAATTTTTTTAAATCTTCATTATTATATATTTCACCAACTATTTCAAAACCATTTAATAGATTTTGAGTTCCAAAATTACCTGTATTAGCTTTAACTGGTTCTCCTGAAAATAATATTAGAGTTCCAAATACTTTATTTAATAAATTTATAGTTTCAGTATCTGCAGCAAATTTTCCTAAAGTAATTATTTTAGTATCATAAGATTTTACTTCTACTCCGATCCCTCCAATAATTAAATCAGGATCTTCTCCAGATCTCCCATCTTTGGCTTCTATTGGGTTTATATTATGTTGATAAGCCCAATATGTTGCTATTTCTCCATTTCCTGAGCCTGCTGTAGGAGTTTGGCTGTCAGCTTTTAATGGTTTTACAGGATAAAGTAAATCCCAAATTTCTTCATCTTTGCCCCTTAAATTAAAATTTTCACCTACTGATAAAGGAGTATTACATTTTGGAATTTCATCAACTTGTAAAACAGATTGAATTCTTTTATCATATGATTCTGTACCTTCTTTTATCATGTTACCCTCTAATTCAATTATGTTATTAATTAATTCAAATAACATAACTTTATCTTTAGGATTTTTTATATCGGGATATCCTTTTGGAAATTTATAAGCAAATTTCTTAAAAAATATGTCAAATACGTCATTCATTATACTTTTTTAGTAAAGCGATTATCTATTGCGGTTTTAAGAGCAGAAGTATTTACTCCAGCAATTTTAGGATTAATAGTATTTAAAATATATTCTAAAAAAGATAGAATTTCACTGGGCTGATCAACTTTTTGTAAAGCATTTATTAAAGAAGTATTGCTTTTAACTATTTTAGTAAGATTAACTACATCAGAAGGTGTTTCTATTTCAGATAAAATGATTTCTCTAATAATTTTACGTAATTGTTGTGTTTTCATATTTTCTTTAATTAATTTTGTTGCAAATTTATTTCCAGATTTAAGAGCAATATTAAATGCTTCTATTAAAGGTTTTAAAAGTTCATATATAATTTCTACTCCATTAATAATAGGCTGTAGCCATCCTATGTAAGATGTAAAGTCTGTTAATTTATTAGTAATAGTAGTTAGTATTTCAGAAGATGAAGAAAAAAGTTTAGTAAGATATTTTACAATTTTTTCTGAGGAGAGTTTTTCAGTAATAAATATTACTATACTTCCCAAAGTAGTTAGGAGCATAAATTTTTTCCATCCTGTTAATGATTTAATTTCTGTAAAAAATTCTTTAATTTTTTCAACCCAGGACTCTAAATTTTGTTTTTTTAAAAAATCAGTAAGTGATAAAATTAATATTTCTACTCTTCTTTCTAGTGGTTTTAAAAAATTATTTAATAACTCACTATCAGATAATACTTTTCCCATAACAACAGCTGCATCTTTCCAATCTTTAATATTTGTTATAACTTGATTATATTTTTCAGAAGTATATTTTTTAATACTATCCAAAAAGGTTTCGTATAATAATTGTTCTTGAATGATATGTAATTTTATAGATTTACTTAAGTAAACTGATTCATTAAGAGGGATAGAAATTCCTAAAGTAAAATTTATATGTTCTTTAGATATATCCATAATTAATTTTTATGCTGTTGTATCTTCTTCAGCTGCTGGTTCTTCAGCGGGGACTTCAGCAGGAGTTTCAGCAGGAATTTCTGCTTCTTCTTCTCCTTTATCTTCTATTTTAGTTCCTTGTCTTAGTAAGCGAGAAATAGCATTAGCTGCTGCCTCTTCTTCGTTTAAATTTAATAAGTAATATTTTTTACCTTCTATTTGAGCAATCCATGAACGTAAAGTAAACATAAGATAAAAATTAGTTTCATTTTTTAAATTAATACGGAATGTTGTTGGGCGGGGAGCAACCCAATCAATAGATGCTAAGAAATAATCAAAATCTGATGTAAGTAAATCTACTATTACTTTTTTTAGTTCTGGGAATTTGGTTAATTCATCATATTCAACAGCAGCAATTTCAACTTTTTTGCGATTAGCAAGAGATTGTTTTGCTATTGATTTGATTTTGATTACAAGTTCGTCGCGGTTCATTATTTTTTTAGTCTTGCTAATACTTTGGCTTTGATTTCTTCAATTGCTCCTACATCTTGAGCAACACCTACCATAGCATCAATCTCTGGTTCTTTAAGTTCAAATTCAAGATAGTGTTTGGCACTGCTAATCATACTACAAGCATTTGTAATTTTTGATTGCCACCAAGCCGGAAAATCAACTTCACCTTGACCTTCAAACTGATCTACCATTTGATAAAGTTCCATAGCGTATTTTCCGATTTTATATAAATCGGCTTTAATCATATGTGGTTCGTTATCTTCGTGGCCTAAGTCGAGGTCTTCTTTTTGCATGGCTCTTTCAATGGCTGCCCCTCTTGTTTTTTCATAAGATGAAAGTTTACCATCTTTATTTAGATCAGCTGCTTTGGGGTTCATTAAGGCCGCCTTAACTGCTTCTTTAAGTTTATCTGTTTCCATAGTATTTTCTGCTACTTTTTTAGCTATATTAGTTGCTCTACCATACATAACCTTTTCAGCGTCAGCTCCATATTTTTTAACTAATTTGCGCTTATTTTTTTTCATTGACTTAAGAATTTCTTCTCGCTTTGACAGTTCGTTTTTACTAAGTTTATGTTCGTTAATAAGCATGTTATTAATTATTTAATAAGACCTGCTATTCTTTGTAAGCGACGAAGTTCGTAGTTTTCCATTAATGATTCTTCTCCAGCTTCTGGGCCTTCGTCTTTAGTTACGTGGTTACGAGTATAATATGTGATAGCATTATTCATTAATCTATCAAATTTATCGTCGTCTACTTTATCTTTTAAGTCTTCTAAAGTTTTTAAAATTTCTTCATTTGAGTTTTCAGTAGCTGACTCTTCGTCTGTAGTAATTTCTATATCTTCTTCAGTTTCATCAGTGGGAGGAGGTTGAGGTTCTTCTTTTTTCTTTTTTTCAGATAAAAAATCATATTCTGAAATGTCACTATCAGTAGATAATTCTTGAATAATATTTTTACGGATTAACTCTTTAAGATCGGATCTTTTCATTATTTTATTATTTAATATGTTTATAAATATGTAAAATTATAATTTACGAAGTCTTTCCATAACTTTTTTTACTAAAGTTTCTTCTAAACCTTGTTCACGACGAAATTGGTTTTCATCTTTTTCTATTTCATCTCTAGTTACTTTACCCATAAATTCTTCTTTGAACTGAGGAAAGTTATTTACAGGTTTTCCATATAATTCAATAGTTTTATCTTCTATATTAATAGAGATATCAGCGGTTTGGTAACCCATGTCTAATATTAATGTATTATAATTTTTACCAATAGCAATTCCACCAGTGATTCTAGCACCTACTTTTTCAGCCCAATCAGCAACTTTATTAACTAAAGAAGATATACCTTTTCTTTTAGCAAATTCTTTAATGTTTGAAGGAACATATGCTTCTGTTAACTCACCTTCGTTTACTTTTTTAGAAGTAAGATTAGTCCAATCAGTTTTTATTGTTCTTATCTCATTATCATTTTTATCATATACTACAACTTGATAAATAGCCATCATATTATAGTTACGAGCCGATGATGTATCTTTTATTACTCCATAGTATCCTTGTGATGAAGGGTATTTTTTACCCATATCGCCTCTGAAGTAGACTTTATCACCTACTTCATTTCCCATACCTTCTTTACTTTCTTTAGTAATTATACTTTTATCTAAGTTATATTTGTTAACTAAGTGGGATTGTTCCCAAGAATCTAACCAACCAAAGTATTTAATACCAAATATTTCTTGAGCTAATAAATCTTCTTTTTTATATTTAGGTCCACCTTTCCAAGGATCATTTTTAAATTTATCATCCTCAATTTCTTTAATATCTTCAGCAGCACCTACAATAGCATCATAATCTTCCATAGATAAGATACCTCTTTCTTTACCTAATTTATTTGCTTTTTCGGTAACGTTATGTAAGTCTAAATCTTTTTTAGCATCTTCTCTTGAATATTCTAACATACGAAGGAATAAAGGGATATCCATTGTGATGGTATCTACTGGGTCTTCTTCTTTGGCTTCATTGACTGGGTTTTCAAAAGAAGCATTATTAAAGAAATCCCAAATCCATTCAGCCATTTCCATAGTAAAATTGGACTCACCAATCATATCAATTAATTGGTTAATTTTAGCTACAGCTTTAGGATAACGTCTTAACTTTATATTAATAAATTCTTTACCAGATTTAAAACCATTAGCTTCATCTAAAGATAATCCTCTTTTATCCATCTCAATTTTAACTAATTTTTGTTGAAAAGCAAGAGGTGTATTTGGAATACCTTTACCAATACCTTTATTACTCTTAGCCCAAGCAATTAAAGTACTATCTGATAGTTTTTTAATTTGTGAAGCAAATTCTTGTGGGGTCCAGTCTTCACCAGCCCATCCTAATTTACGGAGGAATTTTTCTGTTGAAGATGCTTCTTCTAAAGGTTTAGAGAAAAATTTTTTAATTTTTTGTAGATCTTCCATTTTTACTTAGATTTATATTTATAAATATTACTCTTTTTTTAAACCATCAAGATATTTTAGGGCTTCAGCCTTTGCCTCTAATAATTTACTTTTTGATGATCCTACCCAATTTTCAACATCACCATTTTCCGTAATATATGAACTATTGGATTCGTTTATTTGATCCTCAATCCATACTTGAAAATCCTTTTGTAAGCCTTCAATATCAGCATTAAATATATTTTTTTCATACTCTTCCCACTCTCCTTTTCGGCGAAGATTAGACTCAAATATAACTTGACAATCAAAACAATGATTATACATGATATACCATTGTTTATCTAAACTAGGTTTCATCATTTTACTACAGGAAGGGCAGAATAAAGGAAGAATTATACCTTTTTTTGCTTTATCTAATTTAGTAATGTTTTGTTTTATCCCGTTTTTGATAGTCCATTTACGGCCATCTTCTTCCCAAATATCACCTTCATTATGAAATTCTTGTACTTTTGTATAACCGACACTTTGCGTGGTTTTATCTCCGTATTTTTTAGTTACAAGATTACGGAGACGTTGTACATCACGCTCTTTGAATTGCTTCTTTAACATATTTTCTTATTGTTTCTTGTATATCTTTTTTTATACTGATTGTATATTGATCTGGGGAAATTCCTGCGTTTTTCATTACTTCTTTTATAATATTTGTAATATTAGGGGATACATTGCTTTTATATGGGAAATATATGCTATTTCCTTCTATTTCATATTTGAGTAAAGAAGATTCACTGGATATTTGTTTGATTAAGTCATCAATAGCTTGTTTTGTTTTGGCAGGGAATGGTTTTCCTCTTTGTTTTTCTAGGGCTCTACGCTTCATAGGTACAGAAGGGCCAAAATAATCTTCAATGGCTTTATTAATTTTTGCATTATTTCTTAAATTAGAAATATATATTCCATAGTTTTCTATTTTGCTAAAAGCGGAGGATAAGTCTTCTATCCCTATTCCGCCTTTGGGGGTTAATAGTATACCTACTGGATTTGATTGGATTCTTTTTTGAGATCCTAAACCATCATCTTCGTTTTCTCTTAATTTATAAGTCATATTTTTTAAGTTGTTTAATTGTTTCGTTTGCTGAGGTGTGTAGTATGCCAATACCGCTTTTGGCTCTCCATTGTTCTATATTTGAGGGTCTATCGTCTATTAAGATAGCATTTGGATTAGCAGATTCTTGTTTTTGTTCTGCTGAACGTAATATAAGTTTTGTGCCTGGGATGTTATTTCTGACCCACAAACGTTTACCTAAACGAGATGATTCTTCCATAGAGGGGGCTGACAATAATGAAGGGTTGTGTTTTTTAATATAACTCCAAAGTTGTCTACCATCTGGCATCCAATGAATACCAACCCAGAAACCAACACCTTGGTTATTAATTAGTTTCCAAAATTCTTTTTTTCCATGTTGGGCTTCAAATTCTTTAGGAGATATACCATTTGAAAATTCCTTAAAACGTTCATCAAAATCACATAACACCCCATCCATATCACAATATATTTCATACCCCCCGGTTCCCTTATCCCCTTTCTCTTCTCTCATTTTCCTACTATTTTCTTTAACCCCGTAACTAAAACGTACGGACATATTTTCAGATTGCCAAGTTTTTTTTGAAAGAGAATCTGCCCAATTTCGAAACATTATATTTCCTCTTTCGTATGCCTCTCTTTCGATTTCATCCAAATGAGAATCTTCGGTTGTATTTTGTGTTTTGATATTTCCTAATGTACCCTTTATATTTTGTTCATGATGTACTATTTCATGGCAAAACGAACGTAAAATGTCTTTAGGGTGACGATCTAAAGTATATAATACAATAGTTTTAGATTGTGGATTATAATATGCTGTTGTTCCTAAAATATTTTGAGCATTAGTTATATCGTCTTCTATAAATTGAACTTTAGGTAATGGTTGAATTTCCATACCTTGATTTATCATAAATTTAGATATTTCAAGAAGGAGTGGTTTGTATCCTGAGCCGTATGGAGAGGATTTGCCTGAATGGTTTGGTGCTACATTTTCTTTTAGTTTACGTAAACGTTCTGTTTTTTCTTTAGATGCTTCTTTTCTCTGTTTGGCATATTCTAAAGCATTTTTTAAACGCGATTTAACCTCAGGATCTTTAGCTCTTTCATACGCGGCCCTAACACGTTGGTGTATTAGATTGATTATTTGAGATTGGCGAGCGTGTGGTTTGGATTTAAAGGATTCTTTAGATAAAGTATCTATAATATCCTGTTTAGTAGAAAATTTAACCTTTACAGTATCACTTGGATCTTCGTCTGTGTATAATCTACGGCCTGAACCTTTCGGCTTTTTGCCTGTACCTGTTTTAGGATCAGCTTCAGATATACCACCAGGTGTATCTAATTTTTTGCCTGTTATTACATCTGTATCATACCCACAAGTTCCTTCTTTTACTGCTCCTTTTTTTAATAAGTCGTATATTTGCTGTTTTTCTTCATCAGTAAGTCCATCAGGGAGAAATTGTTTAAAATCCTCTAAAGTTTTTTTTGGGTTGAGTAGTGTATCACGAGCTG